GGCGGTACCAATGTAGACATATCCATTATCCAACGGCTGACCGTCACGGCCTTGGAAAACTGGGAACGGAACGCTGACTGATAGTGCTGGCATGATGGAAATTCTACCTTGTATTTTGTTTAAGGATTTGCAATCGGCAAGGCGTTTAGAGCATCGTTAATTCTTGCTTCTGTCTTGCCTTCTTTCCTCATCTTCACAATTTGCTTTATACCTGCCACCAGCGGCAATGGTAGCCCAGTGATCGCCCCAGACAAACCAGCTTCTGCCATTGCAGCCAACAATGTTCCAGTGGTGCCTGATGTGTTAACTAGGGTTCCAGGCGGAACGGTTGTCACATACTTAACAACATCGTTCAAATCCCTGACAACTTGGGCATTCTTTTTGCCGAGCATAAGATCTAATCGGCCGTTCTTATCCAATGCATTAACGGTTTGATTTAGCTTTGCTGGGGAGACAATAGGCCGGTCGTTTGAGTCCATACCAAGACCTTTTGTAGCCTCATCACGAATATGTCGGACGGTAGCGCCTTGCAGCTCATTCCATGCCTGCTTGCCATCGGCTCCGCTTGTCACAAGAACACGCTTTAAGAAAGTGATTTCTTCTGGTGAGGAATTAAGAACTGATTTGTTAAAAACTTGATCTGCCGCAACTACTGGGTCAGCCATGTTTTTTCTGTTCTTAATCAGCCGAGCAACAAATGCCCTATTCTCATATTTGCGCGCCTGCTCTGCGCGTGTTGCTCTGGCTTTTTTGTACAGGTCACCACCAAGCCCCTCTGTGCCGGCGTCAAATGCTCTTTTTAATGAGCCACCATGAAATTGATCTGCGCCTTCGTACCCAGCTCTCTGAAACGTCTGCCTTAAGCTTTCGGCCTGCCGGAGTGATACGGGTTGAGCAACAAGATTTCCAGACTCATCAGGAACAGCAGCACCAATTGCAATAGCTTTTTGTCTTGCAGCCTTCAGAATTGGAGCCAAATCACCTTCTGGAATATTCTCATTAATGTAATCAACTACAGAATTTAAAGTAACACTATTCTCAAGCTCCCCAGCCTGCTCCGCTGCCTTATATGCAGCTCTAGTTTTGTTCTTCGCAGATGTTAAGCCTTCAGTCAAAGATTTAACAACAGCTCCTCCAGTTGTTGACAAGTCTGCGAGTTGCGCATCAGTCATATCAATTAGCGCATCAAAATTCTGTAATGCGCCTAAGTTGTTTTCTTCCGCTCTGCTCCGCAGTGGGCCTCCAAGATCAGTCTGAATCTGCTTTTTCTCAAATTCCAATTGTTGCGAATCTCTACTGGCCGCGCCTCTTGTCAGTTTGATCGGAACAGGCAAGCCTTCGGCAGTCTCAACTCGCCTAAGAATCTCAGGAGTCGCCGCAGCCCCAACAGATCGACCCCCTGCGCCTTGCGGCTGTGTTTCTGCGCCGGGGATGAATTGTCTTGCGGTTTCTGCTGCTCTTGATATAGCTTGCCCAACCCTTTCGGCCCCCTGCATTACCGGGGCAGCGGCTCTACTTGCCGTGGCTGATACGATTGGTGCCGCCGCCCTAGTGGCCGCAGAAACAGCACCAATTGGGCCGACTACAGGCAGAACGGCGGGCACGCCTTGCAACGCTTCACCAATGGCACCTACTTGCTCTTGCCCTGCTTGCGTCCTAGGTGCGTACGTTAAAGCCTCGCCACCTTTGGCTGCTGCCGCCTGAACTGCCCTAACCGCCTCTGGGGTACCAAACTGTCCGGACAAGATTTGCTCTGCCAAACCCTTCAATGCACCGCCGATCATCCCGGCCGTGCCGCCGACAGCGCCGGTCGCAACCGTTAACGCAGCCTCCCCAGTTCCCACAATATCTTCGCCAATGGTCGTTTGTGGAGTCGGCTCAACAGTCTCAGCAACTTGAGTTCTAGGAATTTGATTCGTTATATCTTGCCTAGCCCTCAAGATGACAGCAGCGAGTTTTCTCGCTGCATTTATATCGCCAGCTTTATCAGCATTTACTAACGCAATCTCAAGTTCTTTAAGAGAAGCCATTATTTAGACCCGCCATATTTCTTCAACAAATTATCTACTTCACTTGGAGAAACCTGCGCTGCTGGGGTATCTGGCACAGCTAATGACGGGGGAGCACCAAATTTATTTGTTAATGTCTTCCTTGCCTTCAAAGTCAGCCTCTGAGCTTCAAGAAGATTTTTAACAAGTTGTTCAGGGCTTTGTCTTAGGCTGATGGATTGCAGTGATGTTCTTAGAGTCTCAAGATCCTTGTCTGACAATGCGCCCTTCATCTCACCAATTCTTGACATTGTGATCTGACTGCCAAGAGTTTTCACATTTTCCTCAAGATTGGCAACGTCTTGGTCTGTTGTGAAAATTAGCGACTCAATCGGCCCAGTGGCGGATCTGATTGTTGAAGTGTATGCGGTAGGATTACCTTTTGCATCTTTTGATTTAATACTGGCAGATAAAACTTTGTCTACAGTGTTAATCAAATTGTCTGCCGTTGCCGCACCAGTCTCCACCTCGGCTGTTTTCGCCCTAATTGTTTCGTCCCTTTGTCGTTGTAAATCTTCAGATTTTAAAAGAAGCTCATTTCTCTTTAAATTGTTGGTTTCTTTTGATATCTGAGCATTAAGCGCGGCAATTGAGGAATTCCGCCTGTTAATGTCAATATCTTCTTTAACTTTTTTAATATCCCAGCCTTTTTTCTCAAGATCAAGAATTGAATTTGGCTCTGCATATTTGGCTTCAACTTTCGCTTTTTTTGCATTTGCTGTTGCTAGGGCAGCATCAGCAGCCGCCTTTTCTTCTGCATTTGTTGCGTTAGCTTGTTCGATCTTTGCGGCCGCCACTGCTTTATCTGCGGCTGCACCTTCCGCTCGGAGTTTGTCTGGCGCTGCCGCAGCTGCACCTCGTGACTCCACCATCTTCTGGAATTTTTCAGGATCTAAGAGAGACAGGGCCATATTTACGCCAGCCTGTGCGCCTTTGACATTGCCAGAATTTAAGGCATCTAAGACCTGCTCATAAATGCCAGTAGGCTGACCAGAATTCTTTCTTGCATCAACAGACCTTTGCACAAGCGCCTTTGCAACCTCAGGATTTTTACTCTCCAAAGCCATTGAAATTTCAGAGCCTTGGTTGAATTCATTACTAAGCTGTTCTTTTGCAAAGCCTGCTTGAGCCTCCTTAAACGCCTCACGCTGGCTTGGATATTTGGCAATCAATGTGCTCCAAGCCTTTTGATTTGGATTGTCTAATGTGCTCTGAAGATCTGCTGCGTATTGTTTTTGAACATTAAGCGCAGCTTCTCTTTGTTGCCTCTGTGCAAGAGCTTGGCCAAACTCTGCGAATTTCTGGCCCAAGTCCACCTGCGGGAGCATGGCCATATAATTGGTCGGGGGCTGAAGTGGATTGATTGCCATATGATTACCTTAAAAGCCTTTGAATGAAATTCCGCTTCCACCGACTGGTGCTGCCCCTGCCCCTGCCTTTGCACCGGATCCACCGAATCCACCAAAACCAGCAGCAGCGGTACCTATTGAGAGAAGATCGCCAAATGTTTGCCGTCCAACATTCCCCCGAGCCATTTGTCCACCAGCAATAGCCTGAGCTTGATTCGCAAGCAGGTTGCCTACATTGCTCGCGGATTGCATACCGGCACCTGCTTGCCCAGCGGCTGCTGCTTGCCCAGTATTAAAAATATCACTTGTGACACCAAGCCCAGTTCCTGCCATACCACCCAACCGGCCATATTGCTGCTCAATAAGAGCATTCAGCATTTGAGGGCGAAATTGTGCAAGAGCACCTTGCACGTTACCTCCACGAATACCTCCGGTTGCTGCCGCATTTTGAAGAATCGCGCCTTCGCCCTGCTGCATCAAAGATTGAAATTGAGGGCTGTTTTGCAAAGCATCAATGGCTTGTTGTTGCGCCGGTTGGCCTTGCAAACCAATCAATGCTTGTTGCTGCCCAAATGCTTGCTGTCCTGCCTGCTCATAAGGGGCCAATCTGGCCATTGCACCAGTCCCGGCCTGAACATAGGGGGACATTATTTGCACCAATGCATCAAACTGCCGTCGCTGTTCTTCAATGCCTGCCTGGGATGCCGCTGCTTGTGTTTGTCCAGCTTGCTCGGCTGCTTTGCCAGCTTGGCTTGCACCAGTTATTTTGCCCAGAACATTGCCGATGAAACTCATTTTGATTCCCATTCTTGCCGAGTCATGCCCAGCACATAAACATTTTTAACAACGCCGTTCTGCACACATGCACAGCGCCTGCAACCTTCTTCTTTGAAGCCTAACTTTATGCAGTAGTTCTTTGCCGCTTCAAGCCCCTCGATGATGTATGCGGTAACCCTGAGAATGGGATGATCAAATGCCCAGCTCAAACATGCATCCCCAAGCTGCCTTGAATATTTTATTGCCGATCTTTTAAGCAAAGCATGAAGCTCAAACTCAACATCACTCTGCTGGATGACCATGAAAGCACCTGCAAACACGCCGCCAACCCAAGCCGAGAGATATAAAACATTAGGGTGAATTATTGGCTCTGCTTTTCTGTGATCGTGGCCAACCTTCGTGATGTACGGATCAGAATAAACAATTGATAAGTTTTCTTCTGTGATCCCTTCTGTGACGAATGGCATATGCGAACCTTCCGCTACAAAACCGCCGAGCTGGCGGTTTTATTTTGCCACACTAATCAAGCTTCCATCTCATATTCGCGCTCTTCCTCCATCGGAAGACCGGCAAAGCCCTTTGGCATCATCATAAAGTCTTTCATGACGTGATTTCTCGGCCTGATGCGCGAATGGTGAGGGAGGTGGCTGCGCTGGCAATCGTAGAGATAAAGCCACCAGATTCCAATGCTTGCCCAACCAATTCTGGGCAAGTGTACGTCTCATCAGGCACCAGGCTTCTGTTATCAACAATCAGGTTTGATGCGCTTGCTGTTCCCCCCTGAGAGACCAGGTTGCAACTAAAAGTTACATTGCCCGCGCTGGTGTTTGTCACCGTGAACTTGTCAATAATTGCTTTGACATTTGTGGCGGTATATTGAGTGGTTTGGCTGCTTTCAGCCTGTTTTGCTGGTATCAGCACTTTAATGATGACGGACACTTTATGACCTTTCTGTTTTGTGTTAAAGTTTTCTTATGCTTATACAAGAACGATTATTACAGGTTCTTGATTACAACCCTGAGACTGGAGTCTTCACGCGAAGGCTCAAGCAGATGGGTACTGCACAAGGCAAGATTTCAGGCAGCATTACAAGCCATGGCTATCTTGTCACATTCAAGACCATTGAAGAGGCTGAGGCTGCTTACATCGCGGAAAAACGAGTGCTGCATAGTAGCTGCACGATCTAAAAGCGCTAAGACTGTCATAGCACGCCCTCGATGTTGTTGTTCACTGTAAGTATGATAGACGGGATCCCAGGATGCGGAGCGGCCGCAGGGAATGTTTTTAGCTCAACGCTTACGTCTGTGACGGAGAACATCAACTCCACGTAATCCCCCGCCTTCAGCTTAAAAAAGTAATTAAGCGATGAAAAAATCTCGGCGTTGTTGCCTTGAATTGTTATTCTGCTGCCGCTGTTCGTTACGTCGACCCCATTAAGCCTAAACCAGAAATCAAAGACCGCTGTTCCGCCTGATGTCTTATCAAGCTGAAAAGAAGTATCAAAGTTATATATTCCTTCGCTATCTACGTAAATCCTTGACGCTGGCGACCCAAGATATACGCCATGGCTCAGGTCAGTGGAATTAAACGTGATCGCGGTGGCGGTGTTAATCGTTGCGGCTGTTTGCGTTGTCGTGTCGTAGAACGAGCCGTAGCGGCTGCGCTTAAACTCACGCTGTGGCGGAACCATCTGCAAGCCTTCAACGGATGCGGCAAGTTTAGCCAGCAGCTCCATTGCTTGGTTTGCCTTGTTTTCGGCTGACGCTATTCCGACAGACGTTTGCTTTTCCAGCGTAGCTATTTGATCAAGTGCAAGTGTTGTCTTGCTATCAATTGCCGCCGAGCTGATTGCCGCCTCTTGAGCCAAAGCATTTATCTGTGCCAATGCCTCATTTGCTGTGGCTGATGCTGTGTCGGCTTGATACTCGATGTCCGTACCTGCAACTGGCAACAGTGTATCAACAGTCTTAAACAATAGTTCAAACTGCCTGATCTGTTGCTGGTCGGTCAAGAACTCACCAAGCTGATCGCGTGTAAGGTTAAGCTTGCGTGATGTTGGTGCTGTTGCCATCAGAATGCCAATGGTTCAATTTGAGCTTCAAGACGGGCAAAGGAAACGTGCGAATCGCTATCGCCTCGAAACCGTTGAATGCGCCAGTTTCTCATGTGCCCCTGCTGAAACCAAGACAGCCTCTTCTTGGTGTTGCCTGACGTTCCTACGGAAATAGATCTATCTTGGCTCCAAGACAGGCCATCAAATGAGTAGCTGGTGCTAATCTGTGGGTTCTTACCCAGTGCAATGCTCCCGGTAAGACTAACCAATTCAAGCTGATTGAATAGAGCGCCCTTGCCCTCGTTGTAAACGATGACAGTGCCGAATTCCCATCTAACCTGTTGACCCCAATGATGCCCGATAGATTGAGAAAGATAGCCAACATTGCCTGATTGTGGGTCTCCAACGAGCCACTTGTCGTAAGCCCAAACGAAGTTTCTTGCCCGATACTGTGAGAACCCAGCCAATGATGAACTAAGCGTAAACCAAACCTGTTCTCCAAGTGCTTCTGACGCGGCTGCATCATAGACAATGGTTCTATCGGGCAGGTGAACGTAGAGGTATTGATTGCTCTTATCGTTTCTTGACTCAAGCTTAACTTTGGAGAGTTGTTGTTCTGTATATGTCAACAATAGGCCATCTATCTCTTGAGTGCTAATCTTTTGAGTAACAGATGATGCGCCAACATAGATGCCAGGTGCCTCGTTTCTGCCGCTACCCAAAAAAGCTACACGATCCATGTATACGCAACAGGCATGAGTTCCAATTACGCCCTTCTGGATTTGAGCGCCATCAATGCGCGCAAATGGGAACAGCTCGCCGCCTATGTTGTCAAATACCTCGATGGTGTGCCTGTTCAGCGCATGAATTTCATTTCTTAATTTTAGAACAGCAACGATTGGATCTGGGTCAACTTCCGATGAGCCATACTTTAGCGGGTTGACGTTAAACGGATCATTCAACTCTGTGACGATTAAAAACTCGCCATCAGTCGTCATAAAGTAACCATCAACCCAAGCAAAGTCGACAACATTGCCCAGGTCGGGGTCTGTCACAACTTGTGTGAGTGTGCCATTCCAATAGTAGAGGTTCCCACCTGATGCTATAGCCAGTCGGTCGAAACTATAGTCAAACGTGACCAAACTATCTTCCGATCCACCAACATCACCAAGCTGTGTAATGACTCCAGTATTAGAGATGGAAACCAACTTGGTGCCCATCACACGGTAGCACAAACCATTCCATTCAACACCACCTCGGTCAATTCCAGGCCCTGTGCCATTTGCAATGATGCCGTCACCAGGGCGAAGGAATCCATTGCTGATACCAGATTTCTGTGGCACAGGAACAAGATTGACAGGATAACTGACCCGCAGCTCTGGAGCTGAATCGGCATATATCCCAGACAAGATAGGTATTTGCATTTTTATAAAACCAATTTGCTAATAACTTTGACGCTTAAGTAATCATGCTGTCGCCAACTCCGTTGGCTGTGGGAACCAGTCCGGATCATAAGGCTCAACCGTGTATCCGGTAACGCCTGCCAACAGTGCTTCGTCAGGCTTTTGAAACACCCACGAGCTTTGCACTGTTTCCTGCGCTACTGACCAAGCCGTTGTGTAGCCTGCGGTTTCAACTTTAAGTCCAGTAGCTGCATTCACGCCGAAGATCGGAAAGTGCCGGGCGGTGGAATCGGTCTGTACGGCTTCTTCAGGGGTCAAGCTGTCTTTATCGACTACCTGGCCCGTGGCTACATCCAGCAAATCAGTGGAGTTGATCGCTTCCACCATGTTGGCGTAGATCGTTTCAAGAGCCGTTTGGGCTGCTGCTTCAGTTGTGAAAACAAGGTAGTCCATATTTAAACCGTAGGGGGGTTAAGTTTGTAAGGATGGGCAGCAGGGAGGTTTGCAGCGAGGCCCCACTTCCAGGCTAGATAGCCTTCGAGTTTCTGACGGTTCTCAACGGTGGCTTGGGCCCCGTCAAGCAGGACGTACTCGGCGGCAGCGTAGTTGGTAAAATCCGTAACTCCTGTGGCAATAATGCCCAACACTACTGGGTCTGTGTTCACGTTGGGCGTTCCGACGCCCGTGACGGCCGTTCCACCGACCGTGCCGTTAATGAATGCAGACTGCGTGCCGCCGATCAGTTGCCCGCCATGGATAAGGGGCGTGGTCAAGATATTGCCCGAGACGGCGGCAATCGAAAATACGTTGGCTGAGGTGCTTGTAATCCATCGCGCCGTACTTGAAGGGCTTGCCTCGCTTGGCGAAAGTAGCCAGCAGGTGCGACCTGCAGCCCATTTGCCGATGTATCTGGTGGGGACGCCGCTGATTTGTCGCACGACGCCTACGAGCACATGCTGAGCGCTGACGTTCGGGCCGTTGGGAATCGACATGAAATCGCTAGTTCCGTCGAAGACAAGCGCTGGTTTTCCGTTTAGCCCTGTCGCGCTGTACGCTGGCTGGGCCGACGCTGTGCCCTGAGCAGCGGCGTAGCCATTCCCTGACTTATCATTCCACTGGGACACCGTAGAGCCATTGAGCGTAATGCTCGCCGTATCCTCAGCATCAAGCCAAAGCGCAAGATCAGCGCCAAGTTCATCAGGTCGCCAGAGCTTAGGCTTACCAAACAGCGTGCCATCCCAGCGGTAGGGGTGGTCATAGGGGAGTTGGTTTACGAGTTCTAGTGCCATGATTACACCGCCACGGTCGGGGCCGTGCTCTTGTAGGGGTGATCGACGGGCAGGTTAGCAACCAAGCCCCACTTCCATGCGAGGTAACCTTCCATGCGCTGTCGGTCGATGGTAGTAATTGGGCTGCTACTAACTACGACTTCCGAAACATCCGAGTTACTGAAAATGATTTGATATTTGCCAATCAGTAACGGAGCAGTGCCCGCTTCTATAGAGGTGACGGCTTGCGGTGCCGTTGCGAGAAGTGCGCCGTTTGCCCACAACTGTGCCTGCGTTCCGTTGGTAAAAATACCTTCAACAATATTTGTCCCAGAAACTGCGGTGCCGACGGCATTTGTGTTGACGTTGAAAGCGTTTAGGTTTTCCTGAACAAGAGATTGTCCTGCCGAAAGAAGCCATTCTCTCTGGTTTGATAAGCTATCGTACTTGCCAATCAAGTAGTTGTTGTCAGTGTAGTCCCCAACAACAAAAACATTCAATCCAGTGTTTTGCAAAGATACAGCCCCGGCGCTTAAAAAGTCGCTCACGCCGTCAAACTGCAAAACAGGTTTTCCATTCAGCCCCGTTGCGCTGTAGGTCGGTTGGCTTGCCGCCGTAGCCTGCGTGGCGTTTCTTGAATTCCCAGACTTATCATTCCACTGGCTGACCGTAGAGCCGTTCAACGTGATAGTGCTAGCATCGTCCGCATCGAGCCACAGAGCCAAATCAGTGCCGATGTCGGCTGGAGTCCAGGCACGGTACTGTGAGATGCCTCCCCACTTCCACGCTAGGTAGCCTTCGAGTTTTTGGCGGTCTTCGGTTGATAGGTTTTCATTTGCCACGACCATTTCGCCAATAAACCCGTTCAGTGGATATATCGTTGACGATAGTGCGCCAATTGTAGATGCCGTATTAGGCGGCATTGAAGCAACAACGCTACTGGCGGGTGTGCCAATTAAACCGTTCTTCCATATATTAACGGTCGAGCTATACGCCCCAACAAGAATTGAGGTCTCCCCTGCCGTAGCTGCGGTTTGTGCGTGAGGACCGTTCGTTCTAGCTTGGTAAAGATCAGCTGCCACAAACAGGGAGCCGTACTGATTAACCGCCCCAAACTGTAAATATCCACCAGCGACCGTACTATTTGTTTTGACAATAGTCGCTATTGAGTATTCTGGAGTTCTTGTGCCAGAAAAAGCCAGGCGGTCGTTTGTGCCATCAAACGTCAGCACGGGCTTACCATTCAGCCCTGTTGGATTGTAGGCTGGCTGACTTGCCGCCGTTGCTTGCGTAGCATTCCGTGCGTTACCCGACTTATCATCCCACTGAGCGACGTTGCCGCCATTGAGCGTAATCGTGCTTGCGTCGTCCGCGTCAAGCCATAGAGCCGTGGTTAGCTGTGCGGGGGTCCACACAAGCTGCCCTAATGCTTTTGCTCTAAACCTGTCCCTCGTTCTCCGGCGGAACATTTTTAAAACCCTTCGCCTGGGAGAATGTGCAAAGAACCAGTTCCCGATGCTGTTACATAAGCAGCATGAGTTGCATCCTGCTCTTTGCTAATGGATAGCTGGGTAAGGGGCAAGATTGGATAATCTGCTGCTGTTGCGGCAACATCAGAAGCTCCCACCCTTACATACACAACAATTGAACCCAAATTTGTGATGCATAAAGTCTTTGACCCAAGGCCAATAGCTGACGCCGCAGATGAGGCCGTCGGAGCAACAGTAATGCCTTTTGTGTAAGCCGGATTGAATGTTACATCAATTGCCATTTTGATTCCTTTGAATATTAGGCTACGCGATACCAAGAATTCGTTGATTGATAAAAGCGCATACGGAAGAATTCATTGGCAGCCAGCGTTGTTGGTGCTCCAAACGCTGCTGATGCACCGTTAAGCGCCAGTGTAAAGGCTGTAATGATCTGCGTGGTGGTGATTAGCACCTCGGTGCCATCAGGAACACCAGTGTTCAATGGGAGCGTGATCGTGCCACTTGCCAGAGTCACTGTGGGCTGAATAATCATCCACTGCTGTTCGCTAATCGGTGTTGGTACTGTGACATTGAACCCAGTGCCTGGGGTGTAGAGATTTGTCGCCACAGTCGGGGCTGCGAACGTAGTCTGAAAATATTCCAGCAGTTGGTTAATTGAGACCTTGCGAGCGTCGCCATTGTTCGGCACATAGACCGGAAGCAAGTCGCCACCTGATACCTGACTCAGGCCGGAGAGTTGATTAATCGTAGGCATGTCTTTTCCTTAATTGAATTCAATTGGCCCATCTTGGCCAGCTAATAGCGGATCGACTGGCCTACGCAAGAACGGGTCATCATATACGCGCCATGGCTTGTTGCCAGCGCCGGAAGGCATTGAGCCGGGCAATTGCTGCTCCACTGGCATTGTGGCACGCGATAAAAGAATGTTGTAAGACTCTTTAGCGGTTGCCTTGGTGTCTGGCATTATTTGCTTGCCGTAACTCGGTGCCAGCTTGATCGCCAAATTTGTATAGATCGCCTGATTAGATGAATCAGGGACATTCGTTTGCTCGTCTAAATCGCTATCCAATGGGCTAGAAGGCAAAGGGTACCCGAGGCGAATGCCCAATGCGTTCCACGATGCAATCATCATGTCTAATCTTTGCAAAGCAGACTGCAATTGCTCTGGGCTCAGATCAAATACATATGAAGCAAGCCCAATTTCATCAAATGCTTGCGTAACAAATTGGCGCTTGCTCCATCCCATTTTCTGCCCCAATAATTTATGATTTAAATCAGCGTCATTGCTTCATTGATCTTCTCAATGAGCTTTGCGTCACACCAACGACGATCTATCTTCAAGCCAATCTTATCAGCTTGCTGGATCATCTCTTCACGAGTTGGGTCAGAATTTGAAACTTCTTTTAAAGCCACAATGGCTTCTTTTGGCTCAATAAATCTAATGACCGCTTCAATAAGCGTCTCGCTCCATCCATCACTTAAAACAGACTGGAGTTGAGCCTCGTCTTTGACGCCAATTAATTTATAAGTCGTGCCGCTCGGGCCAAAATGTTGGCCTGGGCACTTATAAACAATTGTTGGGAACTCGGTCATTTTGCCTTTGCCTTACTTGACTTGCCAGCAACTTTCGCAGCCTTTTTTGCAGTAGACAATGCAACGGCAACAGCCTGCTTTTGAGGCATGCCTGACTTCATTTCTTTTGAAATGTTCTTGCTAATTGACTTTTGCGAATAACCTTTAACTAATGGCATTTCTTGCTCCATTAAAAGAGGGGCCGAAGCCCCTCTTGCCTATCAGGTCTGCGAGAACATAATCACGCCGGACATTTCAGGCTGCTTGTTTACAACACCGAAAAGGGTATCAAGACGATACTTGGTTTTCATGGTGTTGATGTCAAACTGCTTCTGCATCACCAGCTCAATGCCCTGATCGGTGCTTGCACGCATGATAGCCGCGCCAGCGTCCGATGGGATTGCGTAACGACCTGGAAGGATTTCCAGGGAATCACGTTGCCAGAATGGGTTAACAAAGTTAGACACAGTGTTCAAGAACACAATTGCCGCCGTACCGCTTTGGGTCGTGACAACCACGTTTTGATACTGCGCTTCAGCGTCCGAGCCACCTTGGTTAGAGATGATTGGGGGGCTGATAACCATCGAGGTAGCATTAACCACGCTGATGACGCGGAAGGTCTTCAGTTGACCGGTGTCGCCCTTGGTGATGTGATGAACAGCGTTAACGCCAGCAATCGTGAAAGCATCGCCAGCAGCCACGTTAGTAGTGCTAGAGACGGTCAGGGTTTGATAGCGGTTATCAACGTTAGCAACCTCGCCGGTGCCGGCCGTAGACGTGGCGCTGGGGACATAGTACCTAGCGGCAGCAGTCAGCGTGCTGGTCGTCAGGGCACCACCACCAGCGGCAGCAGCTTTGCGGTTTGCATAGTCGAATTTGTAGGTAGAGAAGGAAGCCATCTCACCAACAAACGCCTTACGCAAAGCCTTATCGCTGATTTCGTTACCGAAAGAGCGTGAAGCCTTAGACAGATCATTTGCCATGCCGTTGTAATCACGGGTAGACAGAGCCAAGAAACGATCATAAGAAGGAACGCCTTGCTCATTCATGATTGCTTCGCACTGGGCGACATCATCAAAGCCTGATGCAGTCGAGGTGCGCTTAACGAACAAGGTACCTTGGTTTGCGGCAACGTTCATGATAGCAACGTTGATATCGCTTGCCAGCTTTTGCTTTGCAGCATCGCCCAGGCGGCCTTCTTGCAAGCTGTCACGCAACTCGGTTGAGGTCATGACCCAAGGAACGGACTTGCTGAAACCGATGGTTGCAGGCACAGCCAACTGGGTGTTGTCGCCGAAGTTTGCAGTCATATCGGTACCGTTGTAGCTGGTAGCGATATAAGGCTGGGGGCGCCAGATAACGTTGTTGGTGCGCTCCATCATCGTTTGGTCGGTGCTATACACCGCGACGTTTTTGCTCAAAACGAGTGCGTCTTGAAAGCCTTCAAGGATGTCTTCAAACGCAACGCGCTCTTCTTTACTAAATGCATTAGCCATGATTAATATTCCAGAGTGAA